AGAATATGCAGCTCAATATCTTCTTTATGACTTTGCAAAACGTTTAAACTACAAAAATGACAGGATAATTAAACCAACAGCAACTGAGGAACTTAATGGGAATCTTTAGAAATATTTACAATACTCTCTTTCGTCATGAAACTACTAAATATGATGATAGCAATCCTGAATTTTCGCTTTGGGCTTTTGGAGAAGATTATAAAACTCTTTCCGCGATTCAAAAAATGCAAACATGGAATAGGTTGCATGGAGAGCTCATTACATTGAATCCTGCTGATGATATACATAAAAGTCTTTGTAAAATGGGCGGTTTCTGGGTTCTACATTGTCAAAACGAGCCAAAGAATGACGATAACTCTGCAGATAACACTTTCAGAAAACAGTAAAAAAAAGAAATCAAAATCATTATGACAAAGGATACTGCCACACTTACATTGCCTCATAACTTCGAACCAAGATGGTATCAATTGCCTTTATTACAGGCATTGGATTCTGGTAAAAAGCGAGCAGCGGTTGTATGGCCAAGACGACATGGTAAAGATAAAACGATATTCAACTGGTGTATTAAGAAAATAGCCAATCCTAAATCTTTACCACAAACTTGTTTCTATTGCCTTCCAGAAATATCCCAAGGGAGAAAGGTAATATGGGATAACATCGATCAATCAGGATTTGCTCTAAAGAAACATTTTCCTGATGAATTGATTGAAAATATGAATAACCATGAAATGAAGGTCACGTTTACAAACGGCTCTATTTTTCAAGTTGTTGGTTCTGATCGTTATGATAGTCTTATCGGCACTAATCCAAAAATTATTGTTTTCTCCGAGTATGCTAAAACTAACCCTAAGGCTTGGGAGATTCTCGGACCTATTGTTGACGATCCTGGTAACGACGGGACTGCTATCTTTATTTCTACTCCTAGGGGTAAGAATCATTTCTACCATCTATTTTTGAATGCCAAGAAAAATCCTAATAAATGGTTTAGTGAACTCTTAACGAATGATGACACTAAAGTAATGAATAAGGAAAAACTTGATGAACTCCGCAAGGAAGGAAGAAGCGAAGAATACATTCAACAAGAGTATTTCTGCTCATTTGAAGGTTTAATTGAAGGTTCGATCTATGGTCGATATATTCTAGAAGCAGACAGAGATAAAAGGATTACCCATGTACCTTACGATAAAACATATCTTGTTCATACTGCTTGGGATATTGGCTTGGATGCTACTGCTGTTGTGTTTTTTCAGCTCCTTGGAAACAATATCAATATCATCGACCATTACGAATCAAAGAACCTTGCCATGCAGGGGAGTATACATGAAATACGATCCAGACCCTACCAATATGGTATTCATTTTGCTCCTCATGACGGAAAAAATAGAAACGTCCAGACGGGAAGTACCTTCATTGATATAGCGGAACAATTAGGATTCAATATGCAGTCATTGACTAACGATCGATCTATACTTGACGGCATTGAAATCACTAAAGGTCTTTTCCCGCGTATGCAATTCGATTCAGCCAAATGCGAATATCTTATTAGTTGTCTTCAATCTTATTACACAGAGTTTGACGAAAAACTGCAAAAGTATCGCTCTGAACCTCGCCATGACTGGGCAAGTCACAGTTCAGATGCAATGCGATATATGTCTTTAGCTATTCACAGAGGTTATATAAGTGGCGAGCATAAGTCAGAGTGGAGTAATATAAAGAAAAATATTAATTATTATGATAATATGCCTTCAAACTCTAAGCCAGGATTCATGCGATGATAGCCCTAGATCCATCTCTTTATCAAGATAATAAACGATCTACCCAAAAGATGATGGATGAATCCTATGGTTATTCAATAACTCAGTGGCAATCTTATTGGACTCAAGCGAATATTGATAGGCGTTTCGCATGCAATGACCAAAGAGCTCTAGCCGGTCTTGATGGAGAGTTTTATCAAAATCAGAAATTTGTTTTTAGTATTGTCCACCCATTACGACAAATGATTCTTGGCTATCAAAGAAGACACAGAAAATCATCGATTATAGTTCCTGTTGAGGATAGATATCAGCAAGTTGCTGATGACTATAGTGGATGCTTGCTTTGGATGATGCAAGTCGACGGAATGCTTCATAAGATTACAGAAGCTTTTGACGTTGGTTTAGTCACTGGAATGTGTTTACAGCATAAATGGAAAGACTATTCTTTAGATCCAGTAGATCCAATCACTAGACTTAGAAACTATGCTCCGACAACATGTTTAATGGATCCATGGTGGCGAGAAAGAACATTAAGAGATTGCAGATTTGTATGGACTAGGGATTTTGTATCTATTAAGCAGCTTGAATTTCTATTGCCTGAGTTTCATGAATTGAAACCTATGATTCCTAAAAGCTACAACAGCTCTATCCGATTTACTTTCATGCCTGAGAGTTATCAAGTGCAAAGGAAACAAAAACACAACTTTGCTTATGACCAATTTTACTATGCTACAGATCGTGAAGCTAAACTTGTGCATTGTTTCTCAAGAGCTGAGACATATGAGATCAAGGGAGATCAAGAGACTATTGACATGTGGATTGACATGGAATTCACTCCAGAAGAAAAGCAGGAGGATGGGAATATTAAACAAGTAACTGTAAGAAAACCCTCAGTCAATAGAGCTATAGCCATTAACGATAGAGTTATTTATGATGAACACTTCGAGGATTCTTATCCTTTTACCGTACATACAGCTTATTTTGATCCTGATGTGATAAACTACAACTTCCGCTTCCAGGGCATTATAAGGCCTGTTCGGGATACGCAATATCTTTTCAATAGAAAGATGAATATTCAGCTTCAGGTACTAGAAAGTTTGCCGACATCTGGAGTCTATGTAACAGAAGATGCTCTACTTGATAAGAACGATGCATTTAAGACTGGCCCTGGACAAGTAACTCCGATTAAGAAAGGTTATGATCCAAGACAAGTCATTATGCCAATGCAACCACCTTCTATAGATCCTACAGCACTGCAAATGACGGACAATCTCGAAGGTCTTTCTAAGAGCATACTTGGCATATCTGATGAGTTGATGGGTATGGCTGAAGATTCAAAGACTGGAATACAAGAGATATTAAGGCAAGGTGCCTCTTTAACAACATTACAAACATTATTTGATAATTTAGACCAATCTCAAGCACATGTTTCTCATAGCCTATTAGCCGATATTCAAGAGTTTTCGCCATCTAAAGTAGAAAAGATCCTTGGTAGACGACCAAGTAAAGATTTTTATAATGTGAATATTGCCAAGTTTTATGTCGAAGTTGAAGATGGCTTGAACACACAAACACAGAAACAAATGCAATTTGCTCAGATGCTCAATCTTGGGATAAACCAAGTGGAGCATTGGAAGGGACTCCATATTCTAAATATCAAGATTCTATTCAGAACCGTAACAAGTCATCTGAAAAGAAAAACTTGAATCATTTGAAACAAGACTAAGCTTTGGAGAGAAGGCTATCAGTTTTATTTTAATACAACATCCCTAAAAGAGGTGGAAAATGGTTTACAGTAAGAGAGATTCTAAAAAGCAAGAGACCAATGGGAATGCTGATTTTAGAGATCACATGGCAAAGAATAAAAATCCTACCAGAGAACAAGGTGGCAAGAAGTATTTCATTAAGCAAGAACGAACAGAAGATGTAGATGCGATTAAATCTACTCCTTATATGAAATATCAAAAAAAAATTAATGGACGAGATTCTAGAAGAAAAGATTATCCAGTTTACAATCAAAAGGTAGAAAACGATGCAACTCCTAGACCAATTCGGTAGAGTTATTAGGAAGTCTAAGACTTTAGGCGAGCAGATAAACGATAATGCCTTTAAACAAATGTTTAATCCAACTACTCATGAAACAGGGGAGACTGTTAATGAGTTTTGGAAAGACTTATATAAAAAAATGTTAGACAGCGTTCAAAAAGAAAGAAGGAAAGGTTATAAGGGGACCGTTTACATTCAGATAAGAGAGAAAAAGCTACCAGAGGCCCTAGGTGTTAATGGCGATGAATATAAAATATTTACTAGAAAAACTAGACCAACTCCAGAACAAGCAACTTCTCTTTATACACATCGATTAGGCGATGAAGCTCCTAACTTTGAATATATTTTGCCTGAATTATCTTGGATTGAAAAGATCATGCGCGAGAAGAACTCTGGTAAGTTTACAGAGAAATATATCAACGATATTCAGGCTTTCATTGAAGGTCGTTTGAGGTAGATATCTGTGGTCTTGTCATTCTTCTAACAGGACCAGCGAATTGATCTCCTTTTGGACAATTCACCTCAACCTCTTGTCCATACCATCCTGTTTTCTTAACTTCAGGTCTTACAATGCACATAATCCCTTTGAATTCCTGAAGCATATTTTGGCAATCACGCAGATTCATCTGAGTGAATTTCGCTTGTTTATCTAATGCCTTCATGATTTCGTTAATTTTGTACAGCATCTCCGAAAATATTTGATTTTCTTTCAGAAGTTGCTTAAATCCGACAAGTTGATCTTTTATATCTTTCAATTCGTTGAATATTATTTTCAAGTCATCGGGTTTTTCATTCTTGTCAGTCAATTTCTTAGTCATCTAATCCTCGTAGTTCAATAGGCTGGAAGGGCTACAATTTAAAGCATTGGCTATTTTAAATATATTAATAATCGATACGTTTCTTTGGCCTCTTTCTACAGAACTGATGTATGTCCAATGAAGATTGCAGGTAGCAGCAACTTCTCCTTGAGAAATTCCTAATTTATTTCTTAACATACGAACTTTTTTACCAAAGTTTTTTTGTATGTCTTTTTTCTCAAATAGGATTGATGATTTAGGATTTTTGTTCACGAATTTTACCAAATGCTCATTTAAAAAATGATCCGCCAAGACTTGCCATATTAGACAGTAAGCGGATTTTCAGTAAATTCATTTTATAAATAAAATATTTTGTTTAGACTTATAGTCTATATTTTCCTAGTGCTTAAATTTTTGATTTTATAGAATGATTTAAGCGTCGCCAGCTTTGAAGGGCGTAAAACTTGGCGTAACTAGATATGTCGCCGATATCAATAACAATAAAGGAAACTATGACATCAACTCAAGACGTAGCAGAGGCGGTCGTCGAACCTCAAGTGGATCATAGTGAGCATGAGATCAAGAAGAGCGATAAAGATGAGAACCTTGCAAATATGCGAGACATCATTAGAGCTTCGAAAGATCTGATTGCACGCCAGAACCAAGAACTCGAAGAAATGCGAGCGGCAAAGCAAGCTTCTCAAATGAAACATATTCCTCAAGAACAGGAAGAAGATTACTTCAATGGTCTTGATGAAGAAGACGCCTTAGAAGTTAAAAAAGCTAAGGAGATCTTTCCGAAAGCAGTTAATAACGCTGTAAAGAAAGCGTTAGAAGCAAAAGACAGGAAGGATAGAGAAGCACAGCAAAAGCAACTTGATATCATTCAAGCAGCTAAAAAACGCTATGATGACTTCGATGAGGTAATGGCACAAGAGAATGTTGATTCGATCATAACAAAAGTGCCAGCCGTACATCAGGTAGTATCTCAATCATCTGATCCTATAGAGGCTGCTTATCAACTCATAAAGAATTCGGCAGCTTATGAACGTAAAAAACAATCAAAGGTTCCGAACAATATGGTAGAGAAAGCAAAGCTTGAAGAGAATCAGAGGAAACCAAAAAGCCCAAATGCATTGCCTCAAAGTCAAAATGTTGTCGCCTCTATAGATGCTACAGCTGGAAACTTCGGAAGGCTTACAAAGCAACAACAAAAAGAATTATGGACAGACCATAATAAGCGTCTTGGGAGAAGGTAAGCGTACGATAAAATCGTACAACTGATTTGATGTTCAGCTGGCAGTACCAAAGGTATTGCAATGAACACAATTACAAACTTAGCGCCAGAAGTAGCAACGCAATTCTGTATGCGCATGCTATCGCGTCCAATGCCAGACTTGGTGGCAAGCGTAGGAAACTATAAAGTTTCCATGGAGCAAAACCAAGGTAACATCCTCAGGCAGTCTCGCTATGATAACTTACCGACACAGCCTGTACCGTTAGGTCCATCTGGGACTAATCCTCCTGCGATGAATCTTAACCGTCTAGATATTGATGCACAAATTGATTGGTATGGCGGCTATGTAGCTCTTACTGAACAAGTATTGTTAATCAACCAAGATAGAGTTCTTGAAGAAACACTCGATCTCCTTTCACAATCATTAAAAGAAACCGAAGACCAATTAACACGCGAGCATATGGTCAATGCAGCGCCTTTCGTTAACGCGATCGGTGGTGTTAATGGGGATAACCCAACGGAATTAGTCCGCAGCGACATCGATGCACTTGTAAAAGTGTTAAGAGGCAACAATGCGAAATTCTTAATGGATAGCATTGATGGGGAAGACCGTTTCGGTACAGGCCCTGTTCGTAATGCATATTGGGCTAAATCAAGCACAGATATGATCGGTGATTTAGAACAGATTACTGGTTTTACCAATGCTGCTAACTATCCCGATACTTCAGATCTGCTTGAGGCGGAATGGTCCGCAATTGGTAACTTGAGATTCTTGTTATCATCTGTTTGGCCAGTTTCTCTCAATGCGTCTGCATTAGGAAATAACGTTGAAAACATCATCGTTCAAGGTCAGGAAGCTGTTTCTGAAATTGATCTTGATGGTTACAGTGCACAATACCGTTTTACACCTCCGCGCATTGCTGGTGGGCCTCTTTGGCTTTACGGAACTAGCGGTTATGTATTCGCACAAGTGCCTCAGATTACAAACTTTACTTGGATCTACAACTTGCGTTGTACTCTAAGAACATAATAGGAGGACATTATGAGCGGTAATTTAATGAATATGGATTTTGGTTATTTCACCTCAGCAGGGACTTCAGTCATTATCCCAGTAAGATCAGATATCGATTATTTCGAACTGATGAATTATACACAAATGGCAACGACACAAAATCCAGGAAGAGTCGTAAGATCTTCTTGGCAGCGTGGGATGCCTCAATTGAGTGCTTTAACAGGAACAAAAACTAACTCAACAAGTGCAATGAATGAAATTATTGCTCTTACAGGTGGTTTTTCTCTTGTTGATACTTCACTTGGTCAAAGCAGTCAATCTGCTGCTGTTGCATATAGTGGTATAACTAATGCTGCGCCACCTGTTGCTTCTACAGCCAGTACAGCTGGTTTAGTTGCAGGAGATACAG